CTTGATTTTTTCCCCGGAGGGATATTTTTCATATGGGTCTGGTAGTTATGACGCACCCCAACAACATAGTAATATGTCCTGGCCTCCAAACAATGTTTGTCTCCGCATTAAAAAGTAGATTTAATAGCTACCAGGCCTTTATGAAAGCTATCCACAAGTGGGACTCTTAGCTTGCAAAGTATAGCCATACAAGTTAAGAGAACAATTAAAGTATATTTAGGAGGTATCAAAGTGGCTGAGAACTCATCAAAGAATTCCAAAACAGCCAAAAGAAAGTCACCTCCAGCATTAACCCCCGAGGCAAGAGAGAACCAATTGATCTCTTTAGCCATCGACGAAGCTGAAAGACAGCTAAGAGCCGGCACTGCAAGCTCTCAGATAGTTACGCACTACCTCAAGTTAGGCACAAGAAGGTATCAAACAGAATGTGCGGTGTTAGAAAAGAAGCAAGAGCTGTTAACAGCACAAGCAGACGCATACAAGTCCGCAGCCAATGTCGAGAAACTATATTCCGAGGCCATGGCAATGATGAGAAAGTATAGGGGAGAATCAGATGAGACAAACGAAGATTAAGTCCTACTCTGAAATGATTAGACTTAATACCTTTTTAGAAAGATTCGAGTACCTTAAACTTAAGGGTAAAGTTGGAGATGAAACTTTTGGCTATTCAAGATATTTGAATCAACACTTCTATCATACAAGAGAATGGAAGAATGTAAGAGACCAGGTAATCATAAGAGACAACGGTTGTGATCTAGCTATAGACGATAGAGAGATCAGAGATCGTATACTAATTCACCACATTAATCCTATAACGGAAGAAGATATTTTAGATAGGAATCCATTGGTGTTTGACCTGGACAATTTGGTTTGTGTTTCTAAGTTAACACATGACGCAATACATTATGGCGATTCAAATCTGTTACCAAGCGACACAATAGTTATAAGAACAAAAAACGATACTTGCCCTTGGAGGTGCTAAAATGTGCAACTATGCTATAGCTAAAGATGAACTTTACCATTATGGCGTCCTCGGAATGAAGTGGGGAGTAAGGCGCTATCAGTCTTATGAAGAAAAGCCAAGAAAGAGTGGCAAGACTGGTCAAGAGACTGGAGAAGCTAAGAAAGATAAAAAAGTTTTCATTTCTGGCACATCTAAACACTCTGGTGAATTGCCAAAAGAAGTAAAAGACCAAGTTAATAAGTACACAGACAACAAGAAAGAGATCCTTATAGGTGATGCTCCTGGAATCGACACAGAAGTACAGAAGTATCTAAAGGATAAGGGCTATAAGAAAGTCACAGTATATACAATTGAAGACGAGCCACGATTCAATGCAGATGATGGAAATCTCAATTGGAAGGTCAAGAAAGTTTCAGCGCCAAAATCGGAAGTCGTAGACGGCTATAATAAAGCACAAGTTGCAAAAGACGAAGCAATGACCAAAGATGCGGATGAAGGATTTGCAGTTCTTCTTGAAAATGGTTCAAAAGCTACTAGGAAGAATGTAGATAGGATGCATGAATCCGGAAAAAGCGTCGACCAGTTTCAGATAGGAACAGAAGGTCAAAATAAATGGGTGAGCAAAGAAACGGAAAGCAACAGTGGTCTTAGTCCTAGAACAAAGAAGATATTAATCGCGTCTTTAGGCGTAGGAATAGCTGCTGCTGGAACTTACTTAGCCTATAAGAATCTTAAAGGTAAGAAGTTAGACTACTTTATTCCAAAAGGAACAACACTTCAAAATCTTTCTGCCGATGTAAAACTTAATAAGATGAAGATTAGTGATATAAATCCGGATTTTTATGTATCGTACACCCCAAAAGACAATGCAAAATACATTTCGACTTTTCATAATAGTACATTTACGGGTGACAGAAAAGTTATGAACACAGGACAATTATCTAGTAGTATAAAGATCGCTAGCAATAGTAAAGCTAGAAAAGAGTTTGTAAAAGCGTATAAATCCGACGAGGCGTTCAAAGCAAAGGTAGATGAATATATTAATAAAAGAGGCATATCAAAAAGGGGCAAAACGCAGGATCAGATAATAAAGAATGCATATCAGATATTTAATGAAGAATTATATGATCATAATCAGATCGATAACGATTTTCGATCTGCGTTTTATAAAGTACTAAAAGACAAAGGCTATAGTGGATTAAATGACGCCTTTGATAGAGGTAAATACAAATTTGCCGAAGCCCCTGCAATTATATTTGATGATAAGAATTTAAAAGATTTAACGACAAAGAAGATAACTGACGACATGATAAAAGAGGCAAAAGAATTTTATTATTTAGGACGAAGAAAGAAGTAAGGAGGTGAGTATCTACATGCAGGATATAGACGGAAGCATTTTACAAACTACTAAAAAGCTATTAGGTATCTCGCCGGACGATGATGCATTTGATATGGATGTAATATTCGCTATTAATTCAGCATTTGATAGATTAAATACATTAGGAATAGGCCCTGACGAAGGTTTTAGAATCGCCGATGATACGGCAACTTGGTCAGATTACCTATATGACGGAAAAATTTTAGATTCTGTAAAAACATACATTTACTTTAAGACAAGATTGGTATTTGACCCGCCAACATCGTCATTTGTTTTGGAGTCGATGAACAAGCAGATAGCTGAATTAGAGTTTCTATTTATTGTTAAGTCGGATTCTGTAATGGTTAAGAACCAAGAAGAATCATGACTTGTTTTTATGAAAGATTGGAGAAGATAAATGGAAGAAATCATCTCAAGAATACAATTTGCAAACGTTGTATGGATCTTCATCGTACCAATCTCTTTGATGGGAATTGACTATGCTACAGGAATCCTTAATGCCTGGCTAAAAGGCGAAATAAAGTCCAAGAAGATGCGAGAAGGCCTTGCTAAGAAATTTGGCGAGCTATGTGTACTAATGATTGGAGCTATATTTACTTATGGTTTAAAAGCCCCAGCAATAATACTTAACTTTGTATCGGTATACATCATAATAATGGAATCAATCTCGATTTGTGAGAATCTTAATAAACTCGGAGTTCCAATTCCTAAGTTTATTAAGAAAGCTCTTAGTGAAGCTAATGAGACAATCCAAAATCATGGAGAGAAGAAACCTGATGAGGAGGAAAAGAAAGATGAGTAAATACGCAGTTTCAGATGAACTCTATCATCATGGCGTTATTGGCATGAAATGGGGTATACGTCGTTATCAGCCATATGGTATAGGATACGACGCTGAGCATAAAGGCAAATTCGTTGGGGAACGTAAGACTAAAAAAACAAGATCTGATAGAGACCCAAAAGCCAACAGATCATCGGCTAATGCTAGAAGTGGTGCTTCGTTAAATGCAAGATCAGTTGAAAAACTTAAGAAAAGACAGAGCACAAACAAAGATGAAGTAACTATTGATGTAACAGGAGCAAAAACAAAAGATGAAATACACGATCGAGTTCAGAAATCTGTGAACACGCCTGACTATTATGGAAGGAATCTTGATGCTCTTAACGATGTTCTTACAGAACAGGGCGTAAAGAAAGTAAACATAAAGGGCGCTGACAAAACCGAAGGTGAAGCTAAAGAATACACAAAGAAGATGCAGGAATTAGCAGATGATCTTCAAAATGATAGTAAGAGTGACGATACTATAAAAAATGTTGCATCTCTTACAGATAAGGAAAAATTTAGTCATACAGAAAGCAGAGCAAAGGAGTTTTTAAAAACTTATAAGGAATACGATAAAGAGCTAGATAAACAACTCGAAGATGCAATAGCTAAAGATGACTTTGAAGGTCTTGATGAAAAAGAAGATGAGTTGCGTAAAAAAATGCTCGATCCAATCGTGAGCAAATTGGAAAAAGAGGGCTATGAGATATTTAGAGGTGGCGGAAGAGTCGACGGAAGGCATTATTTGAATGTGCAGTTATTTGTCGATGGAAAAAACTATATCGGTCGTTTAGATGATAATGGAGAATTCAATTTTTTTGAGGAAGATGAATTAGAGTACTCCGATATGAGGGATAAAACCAGGTATGCAATAGCAAATCCTAACGAACTCTATCACCATGGTGTCTTAGGTATGAAATGGGGTGTAAGACGTTATCAGTCTTATGAGGAGAATCCTAAACTTTCTGATAAGAAGAAAGCCAAGATAGGAAAGAAAATAGAGAAGCTTGAATCCAAGAAACAGACTAGTTATGAAAACAAGAGAGCCAGTCTTCAGAGAAAGAAGGAAGAGGCACTTAAGGACAATAAAGCTTGGAGAGAGCAGACAGTTCAGGATTTAAAAGACGATAGAAGAATCGAAGAGGTTCGTCTTAAAGAAGACATAAAAGCTGAAAAAGCTGGAAAAGAGCAGCTCTCTGATTTATACAGATACCAGAAAGAAGAGCTTAACGCGCTCGAAAAAGGACACTATAATGCTGAGCTTGAAGATTACGCAGTTGAAGCCCTCATCGAGCAGTACAAAATCGATATGAATCAGACTATAAAGGACATCGACGCTTCAAACCTCAAAATAAAAGAATTAAAGAGTGAAATCAAGGCGCTTGATGATAAGCTTATAGCTGACATCAAGAAAGAGGACGAATACTTCAACAAGCGTAACGACAAACTTGCCCAGGATTATCGTAACAAGATTAGAGATCTCGATACGAAGCATGAAACTAATAATACACGTTACGATAAGAAGATCAACAAGATCAAAGATAAGTATTCTAGATAACTAAGGTAATAATTAGGAGGTGTTTTATTAAATGTTATCTAATACTGCAACTCCTAAATATTATGGGCAGTTCAGGGACGCAGTACTTCGAGGAGAGATTCCGGTTAACAGAGAAATCTCTATGGAAATGAACCGCATCGACGATCTAATACGCAACCCCGGTATTTACTACGATGATGAGGCAGCAGAGGGTTGGATATTATTCTGCGAAACCGAACTGACCCTAACAGATGGTGCCGACCTTAACCTGTTAGACAGCTTCAAACTATGGGGCGAGCAGGTTTTTGGTTGGTACTATTTTGTTGATAGAAGCGTCTACGAGCCAAATACAAATGGCTATGGCGGACACTATGTAAAGAAACGTATTAAAAAGCGTTTAATTAATAAACAGTATCTAATCGTTGGACGAGGTGCAGCTAAGTCCCTGTATGATTCAGCTATTCATGCATACTTCTTGAATGTTGACACTTCAACAACGCATCAGATAACAACAGCCCCGACCATGAAATTGGCCGAGGAGGTTATGGGACCTATAAGAACTGCAATTACACGTTCTCGTGGGCCTCTTTTTAAATTCCTTACCGAGGGATCGTTGCAAAACACAACGGGATCAAAAGCTAATAGAGTTAAGCTAGCCTCAACAAAGAAAGGCATCGAGAATTTTCTCACTGGATCACTGTTAGAGATAAGACCAATGACAATCAACAAGTTACAGGGTCTAAGACCAAAAGTTAGTACAGTTGATGAGTGGCTCTCAGGTGACATTAAAGAGGATGTTGTTGGTGCAATTGAGCAGGGAGCGTCTAAGCTGGACGATTATCTTATAGTTGCAACGAGCTCGGAGGGAACCGTTCGAAACGCTGCGGGAGATTCCATCAAAATGGAATTAATGAACATCTTAAAAGGCGAGTACATTAACCCGCACGTGTCCATATGGTATTATCGTCTTGACGACATCAGCGAAGTCGGAGATCCATCTACTTGGCTAAAAGCCAATCCGAACATAGGAAAGACCGTTTCTTATGAAGCGTACCAGCTTGATGTAGAAAGAGCTGAGAAAGCACCGGCAACAAGGAATGATATTCTGGCAAAAAGATTCGGAATACCACTTGAGGGTTACACCTACTTCTTCTCTTATGAAGAGACTTTACCTCATAAGAAAAGAACATACTGGGGAATGCCTTGTTCAATGGGAGCAGACCTTTCAAAGGGCGATGACTTCTGCGCCTTTACATTCTTGTTCCCATTAACTAATGGATGCTTTGGCATCAAGACAAGAAGTTACATAACCGAGAATACTTTAATGAAACTTCCAGTTGCTATGCGTTTGAAATACGACGAATTCATCAACGAAGGAAGTCTCATAGTTCTTGACGGTGTTGTTCTTAAGATGATGGAAGTATATGACGATCTCGACGATTACATTTCCAAGTGTGAATACAATGTCTTATCATTCGGATTTGATCCGTATAATGCCAAGGAATTTGTAGAACGTTGGACTCAGGAAAACGGACCATATGGAGTAGAAAAAGTTATACAGGGGGCTAAAACAGAGTCCGTTCCTTTAGGTGAATTAAAGAAACTCGCGGAGGAACGAATGCTCCTATTTGATGAAGAGATCATGGTCTTCACAATGGGTAACTGTATAACTGTCGAAGACACAAATGGTAATCGTAAGCTCCTCAAGATGCACAATGATCAGAAGATTGATAACGTTGCGGCAATGATGGATGCTTATGTAGCATACAAATTAAATAGTGAGGAGTTTGAATAATGGGAACATACATGGCAATACCTCAAAATGATAGTGAACTCTATCACCATGGTGTCTTAGGTATGAAATGGGGTGTAAGACGATATCAGTCATATGCCGAGAAACCTAGAAAAAGTGGCGAAGGCGGAAAAGAGCTTGGAGAAGCTAAGAAGAAATCCAGAGCCTATGGTGATACTACCAGAAGAGTGGAAGGAAAGTACACAGTTGTGCATAATCCTAAAGATCCAACTACTAGTGCTAAGATAAGAAAGGGCGGTAAAGCAGATACGGCAGTGGAAAATGCAATAGCTGCAAAAAAGCAGGGAGATCGTCGTATAAAGACTTTCGAAGATAAAGAGGCTAACCGTAGCGATATATACGCAAAAGCGAAAGAGAAGTACGGAGATAATCCAAACATTATTCAGAAGGTTCTTCTTGCTGATAAGAAAGCTAGTATGGAAAGATCTAAGGAAGAACTCGAATCTGTTAAGAAGAATGTCGAAGCTCGTGAGGAACGCTTTAATGCTAAAGCTGAGAAGAGAGTAGATAAAGAGCTCAGCGATGCTAAAGCTCAGGAAAAGTTGAAGAAGTATGAGCGCAAGCAAGAGGATAAAGCGAACAATAAAGCTAAAAAGGAACAGATAAATGAAATAAACAGGATGCAGAAGGAAAGAGCTGCGAATACTGATATTTCTAAACTTTCTGACAAAGAGCTTCAAGATCTTAACAACAGAATACAGAATGAAAACAAGTATAAAGAATCTATCGACCCTAAAAAGGTGAGCAAGACAAGACAAGATGTCGAGGAGGTTCTTAGAAATAGCGGCAAACGAGTTGGCGGAATTGTTGTCACTGGTCTTGCTGTTTATGGAGCTAAGAAAGCAATCGAAAAGTGGCTTGGAGAAGAAGCTGCTCAGAACATAAGACTTAATAAGAAGTAAAGAGGTGCACCATGGGATTAAAAGATAGATTAATGCACGCTTGGAATGCATTTACTGGCAGAGACCCGACAAGAAATTACACAATGACTTATGGCGCTAGTTCATCTTACCGTCCAGATAGAGTGCGATTGTCTGGCGGAAATGAAAGATCGATCGTAACGACCATATACAACAGAATAGCGGTTGACGTCTCTGCCGTGAATATTAGGCATGTCAAGCTAGACGAAAACGGGAATTACAAAGAGGAAGTCGATTCTGGCCTTAACGAAATACTCAAAGTGGAGGCCAATCTTGATCAATCATATAGGGAATTCATTAGAGACATAGTCATATCGATGTTCGATGAAGGTGTTGTAGCCTTAGTTCCAATAGACACGGACATAACACCAAAGAACTCTGGCGCATATGACATACTTTCGATGCGAACCGCAAAGATTAGAGAGTGGTTTCCAGATTATGTAAGAGTAAATGTCTATAATGAGAAAACCGGACAGAAAGAGGATTTGATATTACCAAAACGACAAGTTGCGATAATTGAGAATCCATTTTTCGCTGTTATGAATGAACCGAATTCAACTCTTCAGCGTCTTATTCGTACACTTAGTCGAATTGATAGAACTGATGAGGCGAATTCTTCAGGGAAGCTTGATCTTATTATTCAGCTTCCATATCCAATAAGAACTCCAGCAAAACGAGAACAGGCAGAAGTTCGTCGTAAGGAGATCGAGGCTCAGTTAACCGGGTCTAAGTATGGTATTGCCTATACTGATGGTACTGAAAGAATTACACAGCTCAATCGAGCAGTTGAAAACAATCTCTGGGCGCAGGCGCAGGACTTAACGAGCATGTTATACAACCAGTTAGGAATCACGCAGAGCATTCTAGATTGTACAGCTGACGATAAGACAATGAACAACTATAGAAACAACACTATAGAGCCGATCCTTTCAGCAATAGTCGATGAGATGAACAGAAAGTTCTTAACAAAGACTGCTAGAAGCCAGAATCAGGCAATTAGATTCTTTATGGATCCATTTAAGCTTATGCCAGTTAGTCAGATTGCTGACATTGCTGATAAGTTCACTAGAAATGAGGTCATGTCTTCTAATGAAATGAGAGCAAAGATTGGTATGCCACCGGTTAATACAGAAAGAGCTAATGAACTTGTTAACAAAAACATTAATCAATCTAATGAAGAACTGAAAGCCGATAAGCCAGAGTCGCCAGAAGTTCAGAAACAGATTAATGAAATACAAAAAGAATGACGAAAGGGGAAAACCTCAAAATGAGATCAGAAGGTTATGATTTTAGTGGCTGGGCTACTAGAAACAACATTCGATGCTCCGATGGAAGAACTATTCGAAGAGATGCATTCAAGGACAATGATGGCGGACGTGTTCCTCTTGTATACAATCACGTTCATAATGACCCATCAAATGTAATTGGTCATGCAGATCTTGAGAATAGGGAAGAAGGTGTATACATGTATGGATCATTTAATGATACACCTGAAGGACAGCGCTGCAAGGAACTGGTTAAGCATGGAGATGTTAGAGCATTATCAATTTATGCAAACCACCTTAAGCAGAACGGCGGAGATGTCATTCATGGGCAGATTCGTGAGGTAAGTCTTGTTATTGGCGGCGCCAATCCAGGAGCATACATCGACTCTGTAATACTTCATGGCGACGGAGTAGATGAAGAAGCAATCATTAATTTCTATGAGCCGATTGAACTCGCTCACGGAGATGATGAAGATGAGAAAGAGGAGATTGATCCAACTCCTGAAGATGAAGAAGTCGAAGATTCTGAAGAGGAGGACGACGAAATGGATTTAGAGCACGCAGACAAGACAGTAGGCGATGTGTTCAACACTTTAACAGAAGAGCAGAAGACAGCAGTCTACTACATTTTATCACAGCTTAGAGGCGAAAAAGAAGATGGAGGAGAAGAAATGAAGCATAACGTTTTTGACACAGAAGATGTTCAGGAGAACGTACTTAGCCATTCAGATATGGAGGCTATATTCGCAGATGCAAAGAGAATGGGATCTCTCAGAGATGCAGTTCTTGAGCACACAGATGGATACGGTATTTCAAATATTGATTACCTGTTCCCAGAAGCAAAGAACCTTAACGTACCACCAGAATTCGTTAAGAGAGAGGATGACTGGGTAGCCGGATTTATGGCTGGCGTTCATAAGTCACCATTTAGCAGAATTAAGTCTATGTTCGCTAACATTACAGAGGACGAGGCTAGAGCTAAGGGTTACATCAAGGGTAACTTTAAGAAGGAAGAGGTATTCTCACTTCTTAAGAGATCTACTGGCCCACAGACAATCTACAAGAAGCAGAAACTTGACAGAGATGACGTAATTGATATTACAGATTTCGATGTTGTTGCTTGGATCAAGGGTGAGATGAGACTCATGCTTAATGAGGAAATCGCTAGAGCATGCCTCGTAGGTGATGGACGTCTCAATTCTGATGATGACAAGATCTCAGAAGAGCATGTAAGACCAATCTACAATGACCATGACTTCTTTACAGTTAAGGTTACATCTCACGTTGCAGCAAATGCTGATGGCGCTGTTAAGGCTGCTAAGTTTATTAAGTCTGTAATCAGAAGCCGTAAGAGCTATAAGGGATCAGGTAACCCAACACTCTTCACAACTGAAGATATGGTTACAGAGATGCTCCTTCTTGAGGATCAGATCGGACGTACACTTTACAAGGATGTAGCTGAGCTTGCTACAAAGCTTCGTGTATCAAAGATCGTAACTGTTCCTGTAATGGAAGGCATCACAAATACATATGGTACTCTTGAGGGTATCATCGTTAACCTTAAGGATTACAACATCGGCGCTGATAAGGGTGGCGAGATCAACATGTTCGATGATTTCGATATCGATTACAACCAGATGAAGTACCTTCTGGAGACAAGATGCTCAGGTGCACTTACAAAGCCATTCTCAGCTATCTCTGTATACGTTAAGAATGACGGCGACGGCCCTGACACATCTTCAGATACAACAATTCCAGATTCTCTGGAAAATTTTTAAAGGACCTCACAGTTAAAGCCGAAGACGGTGAGGTTGAGATGTACGGCACACTTGTAAGTGATATGCAGACGAACGTAAGACTTGTAAACAACAGATTCTATGGAACACTTAAGTATCTTGATGAAGGCGCACTTGTCGATAGATGGGGAGCAGGTAACTTCATAGCTGTAAATCTTGCAGATAATGATTTCACAGGACTTACAAGTGTTAAGATCGGTATGGATCCTTCAGCTGGAAGTGGTCTTGTTGAGCTTATCAATGATGAAGATAAGAACGGAGCATTCAAGGTAACAAACAAGAATGGTCAGAAGTTCGTAATCGAGATAAGTGATGGAACACATACTCAGAGACAGGAATTTGTTCTTGCAAACCTTAAGGTTCAGTCCGAGTAAGTGATATTTGATCGGAGGCGATTCTATGGCTAAGTTTAGCGGGAAGATCGGTTTTGAAATAATGACCGAAACAAAGCCTGGAGTATGGGTACCTCAGGAAGTTGAAAAACAGTACTACGGTGATATTTTACAGAAAACTGTAAGACTTCAGGCAGCTGAAAACGTGAACGATAACACAAAGATCAATCATCGTATCAGCATAATTTCTAATGCTTTCGCCAATGATCACATTGATTGTATTAAATACGTGATGTGGATGGGTAAAGCCTGGAAAGTTAGTTCAATAGATATTAACTATCCAAGGCTTATCCTAAACATCGGTGAAGTTTATACAAGAAAGCAAAAGAAAGGTGGTGAATGATAGTGGCACAGCCCCGCGAGTATTTACATCAGATACTTCTTGATATTTTGGATGGCTATGAGTGCTACTTTCAGCCACCAGATAACATTCAAATGAGCTATCCATGTATAGTTTATGATTTAAGTAATGACAATGTAGATTATGCGAATAATAAACGCTACAGAACAATGAAAAGATATGAAATTACGATTATGGATTACGATCCTGATTCTGAGATACCAGATAAGGTTGCTGATTTGTCATACTGCAGTTTCATACGACATTATTCGCAGGACAATCTACACCATTTCATTTACGAAATTTATTTTTAACAGGAGGAAACAAAAATGGCAGATGTATCATTCCAGATTGAATGGGATAAGACAGGCGAAAAGTTCTACCAGACAGGTACAGATAGAGGTGTAATCTATCCAATTTCTAATTCCGGAACATATCCAAAGGGATACGGATGGAACGGTCTTACAGGTGTTAGTGAGAGCCCTTCAGGAGCTGAGGTTACTAAGCTCTGGGCAGATAACATCAACTACCTCAACCTTATGTCAGCTGAGGAGTTCGGTTTCACAATTACAGCATACATGTATCCAGACGAGTTTGCAGAGTGTGACGGATCAGCAGAGATTGAGACTGGTGTTAAGATCGGTCAGCAGGATAGAAAGAGATTCGGTTTCGTTTACAGAACAAAGATCGGTAACGATGTTGACGGTGATGCAAAGGGCTATAAGATCCATTGTGTATATGGTTGCCAGGCTAAGCCATCTTCAAAGGACTTCAAGACTGTAAATGACTCACCAGAGGCTATTGAGCTTTCATGGGAGTGCACAGCCACACCAGTTTCTGTAACAAATTTCAAGCCAACCTGCGTTGTAGAGATCGATTCTACAAAGCTTACAGCAGCTCAGCTTACAGCTATCGAGACTGTTCTTTATGGAACAGCAGATAGTGGCGCAGCAGCAGTTGACGCTAGACTTCCGCTTCCAGATGAAATCGCTACAATCATTTCCGAAGCAGCAGCTTAAGTCAAAATGATAGTTTTTGAGGGGTCTCTTCGGAGGCCCTTCTTTTTATATGAAAGGAGACAAACGAAATGTTAAAGAAGACAGTTACTTATACAGATTGGAACGGTATTGAGAGAACAGAGGACTTTTGGTTCCATCTTTCAAAGGCAGAATGCACAGAGTGGAATCTTTTAACTGAAGGCGGACTTGAGGCGTACCTTCAGAAGATCGTAGATACAAAGAATGTACCAGAACTTATCAAGGAGTTTAAGCACCTTGTACTTGCAGCTTATGGTGTAAAGTCTGCTGACGGTAGACAGTTCATGAAGGACGATCAGATTCGTAAGGAATTTGAGCAGACACCAGCATATGACATTATATTTATGGAACTTGTCACAGATGCTAAGGCAGCCGCAGACTTCGTAAATGGTATTGTCCCTATAACACCAGAAGATCATAAGCCTGCAGAAAAGTAATTATATTTGGAGGTAGAACTTATGCCTATTAAGATTTCTATCCCAGAAACAGAATTATATGATGAAGAAAACAACGTGTTCATTTACGTTAAAAAACAGGATATCTCATTAGAGCATAGTCTTGTATCACTTCAGAAGTGGGAACAGAGATGGAAGGTTCCATTTCTAAGTCCCTATACAAATAAAACGGCTGAAATGATGCAGGACTATATTCGCTGTATGACAATTACTCAAAATGTCGAACCTGATACATATAGGGCTATTCCAGCATCTGAGTATCAAAGGATTGTTGACTACATACAGGATCCAATGACAGCAACGACAATACATTCAAAAGAGAGAAAAAGCAGGGACATTCTAACTGCTGAGGTTATCTATTATTGGATGATCGAACATGGGATACCTTCCGAATACCGTAAATGGCACTTAAATAGCTTACTAATGCTAATCAATGTTTGCTCTGAGGAAAGGGCTCCTAAGAAGCAGCGAAGTCAGAGAGAGACAGCTGACTATTATAGGAAAGTCAACGCTATGAACAGAGCAAGATTTAACAGCAAAGGGTAAGGAGGTAACGACTTATGGAAGATAAAGAATTAGAAGTTGAAGAACTTAATAAGGAAGCTATAGAAGAGCTTTCGAATGGAAAGGGGGATGAAGAAGATGAGTAACAGTTCTCTTGTTACATATACAAAGATAAGCCCTAATAAGACTGTTATGAGTAACAAGAAGATTACTCACATAGTCATTCACCATATGGCAGGATGTCTCACGATACAGCAGTGCGGAAACGTCTTTGCCAATAAGAATAGACAGGCATCTTCTAACTATGGCGTAGATAGCGATGGAATTGGTCTCTACGTTGATGAGAAGGATAGAGCATGGACAACTGGATCTAGAGAGATTGATCAGAAGGCTGTAACAATTGAAGTTTCAAATAGTGAAACGGGTGGAGATTGGCCAGTTTCTGACGCAGCACTCAAGAATACCATTAAGCTTTGCGCAGACATCTGTAAGCGAAATGGAATCAAAGAGCTCAAGTATACAGGCGATAAGTCTGGCAACCTTCATGTTCATAGATGGTATCAGAGTACTCTTTGTCCTGG